TCTTGTATCATTCACATCATTCCAATACATTTCATATGGATTTCCAAGATAGTTTATCTTTCCATCAGTAGATCGAGTATGAAAATGACCAGAGTAAACAGCGTTAAACTTACTGAAGACATCTGTATCCATACCATCTTCCATCATATGTCCACGAGTTGCTTTGAATCCATTGATCTCAAGATGACCCATTGCAACTTTAGACTTTGAGTTTTGAATCGCTTCAAGACTCTCATCATAGTTTTCAGAGTTAATCCAAGGTAAAAGAAGAATATCTAATCCATCAATATTAATTTCTGTTGCCTTTGAGAAGGTTGATATGTTTGAATAGTCGTTTAATAAAAGTTCTGGTGAGTTGACATGATTAGTATTTTTATAGTAACAATCATGATTACCTGTAATGGCATACACCTTATACTTTCTCAATGGTTCAAATACAACTTGCTTTGCCCACTCTAAACTCTGATAGTCAATTGACTTTCGACTATCAAATATATCACCCATATGAATGACAGTATCAATTTTTTCCCTTTCTAAAGTTGGAAAGAAAATATTATCATAAAACAACTGGAAGTAGTTGTGAAGATGTGTTGACCCCTTTCTTGCACCATAGTGGGTATCAGTAATTACAGCGACTCTCATCTATTGGAAGACTTGTATTGTATGTTATCTTTAATTGTGTTATATTCTGAACTATCACCTGACAGAGAATTATCGTCAACCTTCATGACTTCATCAAATCCAGTTCTCTCTATAATTTTAGTCTTAATATCTAATTGCTTCTTTTCCTTCTGAATACGACGTAGAAAAGCATAGTGAATGATTTGAGTAAAGTAAGCAAATGGGTTTTTAGACTTCTCTGGATCGAAGTTATGAATGTATTGAACGCAGTTCTCAATACCATCTGATATCATATCATCACGAAACATGTAGTTAACAAAGTTAGGTTTATATGACAAATGTGTTGCAATCTTCAAAAAACACTCTCCAAGATAATTCGTGATACGTGGTTTTGGTAGATCATTCTCCTTTGCATGAGCAACCTTTTCCCTGTATACGATTAGTGCTTGTAAGAGTTCTTTGTTATTTACATAGTGTTCGGACTTCTTTTTTGGCATGACATTGCTTTTCCCGTATAACTATATTTTATTATACCATATTTTCAGAGCTTGACAAGTGGGTGTAATATGTGTACAATAACCTTTGTAGAGGTTCAAGGGTAATAATAGCTAGCTTTCTTTAATATTATTATTGTATATACTTTCGAGATACTCACGAGCATCATCTACATTTGATAGGTATCCCATTTGAGTCGAGAGTCCGACCTGACCGTTTTCTGGAATTATAATATTATCATCATCCATATCACTTATAAATTGATCATAAACTGATATAAGTTTAGCATCTTGAGTTTCAGTCATTGTAATAATTTTATCTTGACGTATTACAAATATATCTTGATCTGAGAGTTCTAACCAAGGTTTGACCTTGACTAGAGATCTCATGCCTGGATGATTAATATACTTCATAGTCACAGGATTGTTTAGAATTATAACTGGTTCGTCTTCTGATTCGTCAACACAAACCACTGAAAGGATTTCCTCCCCAGATGTTAGTTTAATAATAGCGTAGAACTCTTCGCCCATTAGTTTTTCAGTGGTATGTTAACTATATCATAATTGAAGTTCTCTTGGTTGTAAACCTTAATTCTTTCAATTAAATGATTTAATGTGTAGTTTTTTCTTGATTTATAAGAAATATCATCAGCAATATCATATAGAGTTGCCTTCGATTTCTTGTCTCCCTTTCGGAGAACTCTACCGATTGACTGAAGATTACGAATTCTAGATTTGGAGGGTGAAGCAAAGATTACATTATGAAGGTTCTTAATGTTAATTCCAGTTGAGAAGGTGCCGTAAGAGGCAACGATAATGGCATTGTTTTCACTCTCTGCAATCTCACGAACCTTTTCTCGATTTTCTGTTTCAACCCCGCCATGTATGAAAAATACTTGACGATCATCTGATTTATTATTATTTATTAAATCAAAAAGTGGTTGACCGTGCCCCTCAACTCTTGCATATAGTATCAAAGTATTGCCTTTTAAATCTAATGCAAGATTTTTAATAAAGTTATTTCGACGATTATGACCAATGATATATTGTATCTCATCCTCAAATGTTTCAAACTTATTCGGTGAGTGTTTCAATAGAAGTATATTGATATTTAATTTTGCCAGATGACCTTTCTTCATGAGTTCATCTGTTTTTATTATTTTATATGAAGCACCAAACAATCCCTCCAAAACCCACTTGTGCGTTTGAGTTCCGTCAAGTGTGCCAGTAAATCCAAACCGATATTTGGCATCAGAAAGTTTTGACATTATAGATACTAACGATTTACTTTTGAACTGGTGAGCCTCATCCCCAACCACAACAGAGAACCTCTCAAAATACTTTCTGGGGAGTTTGTAGATTGATTGCCAAGTAGTAATAATGACTTGAGAGTCCGTCTCTCTTTCTTTACCTGCGTATATCTTGTGGCAAAATGAACCTACGTCCCAGCCATAGTCTGCAAAATCTTTATACATCTGTTCTACTAGGGAAGTCGTCGGAACGACTATCAGAGTATTTTTCCCTTTCTCAACGTAATATCTCACAATCGAGTATATCATCAGAGATTTACCCGAAGCAGTTGGGGATATCAACAACTTTCTATTATGTTTTAGAGCGTCGTATACTCCCTCTACTTGATATTCACGGGGAGCATACCTACTGATTGCTGTCATATAATCCTTCACACCCTCTTTCGAGATCATACCATTGACTTCAAATGGTAGACCATAGTATTCGCTTTCTCTAAATTCGTAAGTATATTCGTGATCTTCGCAAAACTTTATTAACTTATCAAGTAATCCAACATACATCTCTCCGTTGTGATTACTAAACAGTCTTATCTTTCCATCCCAATACTTGTTACGGTATTGTGGCATGAATTTAGCACCTGGTACATCAAAAGTAAAATAATCAGACAGTTCATAATATACATGAGGTTCTGATTTTACCTGTAGATATACTTCATTCTTCTTTGAAATAACCAAATGAGACATGACATCTCCATCATTTTAGTTATTTATGCTGGTCTCTCTGGGTAAAATCTATACCTTCCATATGGTCATGTTCATGTTGAAAAACTCTTGAAGCAAGTCCTTCTAACTTTCTCTTATGTAATTTTTTATCAACATCTTCGTACTTGACAACAATCTTATTAGGTCTTAAAACATTTACGGTTTGGTCTGGAAAAGATAAACATCCTTCTTCACACCAACTGGATTCTCCATATGTTTTGATGATTCTTGGATTAAAACAGGTAATTACTTCTTCTGTTTTAACATCAACCATCATACAGAATGCTCTTTCCCAAATACCAATTTGATTTGCAGAAAGACCAATACCCTCATAATGAAACATATTTTTAATTAGTATCTCTGATAATTGATGTCGATTCAAATTATAACTACACGAGTCAATTCGATGATGAAATAATTGATGCTCTGGTTTTACGAGTTCTTTTATATAATCTACTCTTGGGGTAATCATTAGAATCCTGCTTGAAACTTCTGCCATTCGATGGCATTTTTAATTTGATACGTGCGACCTGATATATTTCTAATTATCTCTTCGAGAAATTTCAATGTGACATCATAATATCGAATCTTCATATCAATCTTGGTTAGTTTTTCATCGGCATCCATATGCCTTTGTATCGCATCTTTTTCTCTAACCTTATAAGGAAAAGGTTCTTCCTCATAAACTTCTGCTGGTGCCTTGCCAGTATAGTAGTTGTGTCTTTCTAATCTAATCTTGGTATACTGCTCTCTTGCCTTCTCTCTCATCAGAGTTACTGTATTGTATACAGTGTAATACTTTGAGTGAAGTTGAGGTATTTTTAATGATTCATCATGTAAGTTATCAGGATTTATGACAGCATCACGCTCCCACATTTCCTGAATTTTATCAAGATTCATAAACGATTTCCGTTTGTATCAACGATGTTATATACAGTATACTTGAAAGATGCTTCTGCTGTGAAGTAATTGACATCATTTTCAGTAGCATCAAATTCTAAAGATGTGATAGAAGTTGGAAATAGATCACTAAACTTAACTCTTGCAATAGTTCTAAAGTTTGAATTTAGAATACTCAAAGTGCCATCACAGAATTGTTCATTGAAATCTCTTTGACCTTCTACATCGGTAACTTTGTCTTTGAACTGTTGAGGTGTCTCTGGAAATCCAAGACCAGTCAACCAGTTGTGTACTGCCATGTAGTTCTCAAGATTCTCATCTACAAGAAAGCGGAGACTAAAATCACCATACTGGAGTTTTTCACCAGGTATATCCAAGTCTTTTAGATATGATGCTTGTATTGCTGTACCTAATACTATCTCTGGTATTCTAGCAGAATTTGAGAAAAAGTCAACCTTCGGAAACTTTGCCAAAGTAAATTTAAAACCTACTGGTGCGAGAAAGTTTCGGTTTTGAATTTGACTGGCAAATACGGAAGTCATTTGGTTTCACTCTCTGATTCTTTTTTTAGACGACGCTTGATCATTTTAGCGTACGTTGCTTCTGCTTGTGTGTACAGATATGGGTGTTTTTTAGATCTCTTGATAATAAGTTTAGCTGCTTTTTTATCATCCATATTTTATTTAGTCTGATTCTCTAGGATTAGTAAGCGTCCACTTGTTAATATTTAACACATCCAGATAGACCCACTTCGCATAGTGCACTCCACGATAGCACATAAATGCAAAAACTTTTTCTGGGTTGTGAATTTCGGGGTCGTAGTCAGGAATTTCTGGCGACCTCCACTCGATGTGTAACATTGGTCTTTACCTACTGTAACAATATTTATTGTTATGAAATGTTGACAAAAAAAGAGACCCTTTTGGGGTCTCTTGAAAGTATATGTAATATCCGATTACATAAGGTTGTTAACTCTAACTCTTCTGTAGTAGCGGTTAGCATTAACTGTAAGTGCACCTGAACCTTGAGATGTACCATGAGCAAATGGGTTAGCAACAACACCATAACGAGTCTTAAACCCGATTTTTGGCTGGAATGTGTTCTCTCCCACAGCACGAACCATCTGTAGTGGAACGTATGGGCAGTAGAATAATCCTGCGTCATATGGTGAAGAACCTTTGTATCCCATAACGTAGTACTGTGAAGCAGCAACGTTAGCAGAGAAAGGATCGATGTATACTCTGTACTTACCTTGTAGAACACCAGCAAATGTGTTACCTGTGTCATCTACGTTAAGGTTAGCGTTAAGAGCAGGAGTGTAGTCAAGTACACCAGCCATTGTTAATGCAGAAGCAACGTCAGCAGAACAAAGGATCATGTTACCCTTTCCTCTACGAGTTTCCTGTGCGATTGCGTTGGCATCTCTTTCCATCTGGAAGATCAGTCCTTTGAATTTCTCAACTGACCATCTACCGTTACTGTCTGTGTCTAGGTCAAATGTACCTAAAGAAGCAACGTTTGCTTGTGCACCAGATTTAGCAACCTTATAGATTGTTCTGATGACTTCTCTGTTGATCTCTGCAAGAATCTCTGTTGAAAGAATGTTAGCAAGTTCTGCTTCAGCATTCAATCCGTGGATTGCTTTAAGATCTTGAGCGAGTTCTAAACTGTACTCTGCCTTTAGTGCTCTGGACTTCGCAGTAACAGTTACCTTCTCGATGGAGAATGCCATCTCGTTGAAGTTGTCACCAGTTGTTCCTAGATCTTCAGCATCGTCAGTTCTCATACCCTGACCAACTGGATATGTTCTACCACCTTGTGAACCTTCTGGGTTAAGAAGTCCTGGGTTTGTAGGTTGTGTTCCACCAGTTGTACCGAAACCAACTGACTGACCTGTCATTCCGTTGGTTAGATCTAATCCTTCGTTCTGACCAGAGAATGAAGTATCTGCTTCGTCGAAGAATGCTTCAGTTCCACTCTGATTAGTGTATCTGGATCTCATTGCAAAGATAAGTCCTGTAGGACCATTCATTGGTTGAACACCAGCAAGGTCATAAGCGACCAAGTTTGGCATTGAACGTCTAATAAGACTGATTAATACAGGGTCGAAACCTGCTACAGGTCCTGTTGCAGTTGCGTTAGCACTGAAACCAGCGTTTGAACCTGTGTTTGTATTTACTGTTGGCTGTTCATAAAGGAACTCTTTTTCCTCTCTGATTGCCTGTTCTTGGTTCTCCAAGAGAACGGCTGTTACCATTCTACGATGTGGATCTTTGATTGCATCAAGACCATCATAGTCTAGAAGGGGTGCCCACTTCTCTTGCAGAGCCTCGTTTGAAATTGGGGCTTGCATTTATTTAAAAAGTAAGTTTGAATTTATGATATAAAAATCATTTTTTGTTAGAAACTCTTGTCAGAGTCTGAAGGTATCTCTCCATTGTATTGCTAACTGGAGTAGTTTGATACTGTGTGGATTGAGTCTCTTCAGAGAGATTCTCTGATTCGTCTCTTTGAACACCAGCGTTTTCTGGGAAGTATGACTTCCTCAATGTTGCTAGTTTCTCACGATAGGATGTTTCACTTTCAAACTCAACATTTTCGGCAAGAGATGCGAACTTGTCCTTTTGACTTAAGGCAAGACCTTCAGCGACTTCTGCAAAGATTACATCGGCAACTGACTCGGATAATCTCTTTGTAAGAGCAACATTTTTATCAATTTGCTCGTTGAGTTTACCTTCCATTTCATCAAGTTTATCTACCATATTCTCTAGTACATCATATTTTTCGTCAGGGATAGTTACATAATG